CTCAGAGAACACGCCCTCTAATAGGGACCTGATGCGAAAAGTCGCTTCTTTGGGGTTCTTTGACCTCTTTAGAGCTGATAACAGCTGACTCGCGGTGGGATAGGACCCATCACCACCTATCTCCTTCGGTAGGTAGTTACATATGACCTCTTTCGGGGTCTTCACCGTTAGGTGTTGCAGCAGTTGTGCTGTATCCATCATTGGATATGCCAAACGACTAAGTTGTTTGGTCCACTTGGTATGCAAGCCAAGGTTTGTAAACCGACCCAAGTCGGTGTATGTCGGACGTACTATCTCCGGCATTGTCGGTATTAATAACCGAATTTTTGGGTAATCTATGTACCCCAGGACTGGTCTTCCATTCCTTCTCTGGACATTAATAGTGTCCGAGGGTCCCTGAGGGACTCTGGCGATTTCTTCGCAGAAGTACATGAACCTCGAGCTCACGTATGTGTCTTCATAAGACACTTTGAAGTCAATAGACTCCAGCTCATCTGGGTAGTTTTCCAGACTCTTCTTATCCTGAGATAGGACAGTGAGATCGTCTCCGACGATCCAACCGGTTAAACCGGACTTGTCTAGAACATAGTTCTGGGCCAAAGTCAAGATGACTTTACACATGGGATCACCCATGAACCAACCTCTACTCTTGGTGCAGAGGATACGCCCGTTGTGGACGAGATATCTCTTAGAGATAAACAGGCTTTTCGCGAGTAAAGCCAGCCAACATGGAAACCCATGTATTGCAGATGATTTCACTATCAACATCTGCCATATCTGCCTTGCGACAGAGATGTTACCGTAATCGGTAGCGGTCTCTAAATCAGTGTTTAGGGAATACACAGGGAGATCATCCCTGATTAGAATACCTTGCCAGAAGGTATTGGTAGGATCTAAGTCATCCTTCAAAATCTTCCATAGATGATTTGTTCCGTGCATACCATTATCCACGGCTTTGTCCCTAAGGGACTGTCCCCATATGTGGGAAAATATATGCATAATGAGCATATAGGCAATCGGTGCGATTGTTATTGTTCGAGCCTTTGAGGGCTCCGCCACTGAGTGGACACGGACCAGTTTTGTTATGGTCCTAGTTCGGGGATCTTGTTCCCCAAGAACGAACTGGATTGCCCAGTCCAACAGGTCTTCCGCAGACCTAATTCTCCGCGGTTTGAACCGCGTGATGTGTCCTGTGATTGGACAATAGTG